AGAGATACAGACGAGAACTATTGGCAGGTTTACGGATTAGGACAAACAGGTCAGAGTAAGTCTTTAATCTTTAGAATAAACGAGGTCCAGGATATACCTAAGGATGCTAAGTTACTAGCTAAGGGTATGGATTTTGGGTTTACAAATGATCCTACTACTCTAGTGGCTGTATATCAGTCCGGAGATAATTTATATTTTGATGAGCTGTTATATGAAACAGGACTAACCAATAGCGATATATCAAATAAATTTCGAGAGTTAGGATTCGATAAGAGAGATGAGATATATGCAGACGATGCAGAGCCTAAAAGTATAGAGGAGCTTTACCGTATGGGATGGAATATAAAAGAGGCTAAAAAGAAAGAGGTAAACTTAGGTATCGATATAATGAAACGATATAAGCTGCATTGTACTACGAACTCAGTCAATATGATAAAAGAGTTTAAGAATTATAAATGGATAGAAGACAAGAACGGAAACGTATTAAATAAGCCTGTCGATATGTTTAATCACTCGATAGATGCTATTAGATATGTTTGTTATAATAAAATGAGTAGACCAAATTATGGACGATACGCAATTCGATAAATTAAAACAGGAGTATATAGAGATGAGAAAATCAACTCAGTTTACTGCTACCTATTTTTATAAGTATTACACCTATAAAGGAGGAGATCTAGATTTTAGTAATTTCAATAACGTATTTAGGTTAGGAAGTCTACACGATATCCTGGAGCATCTAGATAAGGTATTCGGTTTGGATAAGGTATTTGATAAGGATGGAAACCTAGTCAAAATAATATTATAAAAAAAAAATAAAAAAAAGTTTAAAAAATGTTTGGTTATTAAAAAATTGTTTATATCTTTGTAGGGTAATAATAAAACAACTAGAAAATATGACTATTCAATTTTACATTTTAAAAGAAGATAACGCAGGATTTGAAGTTAAACAAATAGTAACTCCAGAGCCTCAAGAATTAAAAGCAGGTTTATCTGCTCAGAGATGGTTATCTAAAGGTATTGTATCTATGGTTAAGCCTTTAAGAAACTCTACATTATATTACGAAACTATTTAAAACATAAAGATATGATAAGTAAAGAACAGATTGCAGAATTAGAGAGAGACGTAGTAGTAGCTCAGTTAGATTTATTGATTAGCTTAGCAGAGGCTAGAAGTAATACCTACGATATGAACAAATTACAAAGTATTAAGGATTACGTTTTAAATTGGGAGTTATGCTAATTACATTCAGAGACGAAGAGCTAGAGATAGAGTACAACTTAATAGGCGAGTATATACCTAGTAGCTGTACTTCGGTTGGAGAGTATCCAGAGATAGAGATAGATGCTATTTATTTCGGAGATTGTAATATAATGCCGATTTTAATAATAGAGGATATAGAAGAGATCAAAGAAATTATTATATATCAGTTGTATGAGTAGAGACGAGAGGTTTAATGCTATGAAGTGGTGCTTAGATAATAACATAAAAATATATCCGGTAACAGATCCTAAAGCTCCTACTTATTTCGGAGGTAAGATCAAAGTACATAAAGTAAACATAGAGATTAACAATAGAGGAAAGATTAGCTTAGATAAAAAATGGTACACACAGGAAGAGGTAACAGATAAGATAATCGAATACTATAAATATTATTACGATGGAAGAGTACAGTAGTTGCTGTGGTGCAGAGAGACACCATATATGGTCAGACCTTTGCTCAGATTGTTTAGAGCATTTTTCAGAGGAAGAGGAATAAATAGAGTTAGTTTAAAATTGGTTAGATTGGAGAGAGGGGTAGCTTAGGCTGCTCCTTTTTTTTTGTTCACAAAGCAGAGAGCCGAAACGTTATATAATAAAATACCTATGAAAGTAAATATTAAAATTCCTAACGATCTATCAGAAATTACTTTAGAGCAATACCAGAAGTATATTAAGATAGTAGAACAGAACAAAAATATAGAGAATATAGAGACGTTTCTAGAGTTGAAAATGATAGAGATATTTTGCTATATTCCATATGCAGAGGCTATTAATATTAAGTATAAAGACGTCAAAAGTATAGTAGGACACCTTACAACTTTACTAAATAGAAAGCCGGATCTAGTCAAGGGATTTGATATACTAGAAACTAAGTTCGGATTTGTTACTAATTTAGACGAATTAAGCTACGACGAGTACACTACGATAGATACTAATATCGGAAGTATAGAGACGTTACATATTGCGATGGCGGTATTATATAGACCTATTGCATCCGGAAGTTATAAGAGCAAATATCTAATAGAAGACTATCAAATAAAAAGGTATTGGGACGTAATGAAACATATGCCTTTAGATGCTGCTTTTAGTGCTATGGTTTTTTTTTATCGTTTAGGGATCGAGTTATCAAAAGCTACCCTGAAATATTTGCAGACAGAGGAGGTCAAAATGAATTTTCAGCACGAGCTCAATTTAGTACAAAATGGGGTTGGTATAACTCAATTTACAGACTTAGTGGAGGAGATATTACAAAGTACGGAAATATAGCTAAATTAAATATTCACGAATGCCTTTACTTCCTGGCGTATAAGTCGGAGTTAGATGAGCTAGAAAATCAGGAACTAAAAAAACAATTTAAAAAATGATAACAAACGAATTCGGAGTACAGAACTTTTATAAGATAACGGATATGATCAGAGATAACTTCATAGATAGTCCGTTTGTAAATACTGTAACCTATGGTAATATATTCGATATAGACTTAAATAAGCAAACTATATTCCCTTTGACTCACGTACAGATTAATAATGCTACCCATAACGAGAACGTTATAACATATTCTATTACGATTATGAATATGGATATAGTAGATATTTCAAAGGATAATACTACGGATATATATTACGGAAACGATAATTTACATAACGTCTATAATACGCAGCTATCAGTAATAAATAAATTTGTTCAGCAGGTTAATAGAGGGTTTATAGGTAGAGATGGATTCCAATTAAATGGACAGCCTACGAGTGAGGCGTTTATGGACCGATTCGAGAACTTACTAGCCGGATGGGTTACAACTTTACAGATAGACGTAGCCAATAATATATCGGTATGCTAGAGAATTTACAAAAGGCTTTAGAGCAGCTTAGAGACAACGTAGTTAATCAGTCAAAGAAAAACTTACAGGGTGCTAAGAAAATTAGCTCAGGAGCTTTATATAACTCTATTAGAGGAGGAGAGGTTAAGGTCTCTAAAAACTCTATCAGTTTCAGTATTGAGATGGAGGACTACGGAGATTATGTAGACAAGGGAGTTAACGGAGTAAAATCTGCCTATACTACTCCATACTCGTATAAAACTAAAATGCCTCCTCCTAGTGCGTTAGATAAGTGGATAGTAAAGAAAGGAATAGCACCGAGAGACAAGGATGGAAAATTTATAGATAGAAAGAGTTTAAAGTTTTTAATAGCGAGAAGTATATTTCAAAACGGATTTAAACCTACGTTATTTTTTACTAAGCCATTTGAAGAGGAATACAAAAAACTAGAGAGCCAATTAGATAACGTCTTATTTAAAGACGCAGAGGATATGATACAATTTATAGCAAAACAGAATAAGTAATGAAAAAAATATTTATAAGAAGTCCGTACTTTATAGAGATAGATGAGCCAGGACAATCCAATGCAAAGATAGAGGTATTTTTGTGGAATAAAGGAGATACAGAGCCTACTACTCCGCTATATACTTTGAGTAAGGATGTGCCTAACGTAGTTCAAAATTCTATCAGTTGGAATGTAGCAAACTTAGCAAAGGAATTTATTAAGCCTATTGCTCCTGTTACGGTATCAGTACCTACAGAAGAAGATCCGAATACCTGGTGCTATATGAAAGTGATCAGCTACTCAGATGACGTAGAGGTATCAGATGAGACGTTTGTTTGTTTAAATGGTTATGTTTTGTACCCTACCGGTTATAATTACTCAACTACAGACGATATAGTGCCTTTAGTAAATGTAGGTATAAAAGCGTATAGATATACAGACGTGCCTTATATAAATGTATTCCTAGATTCAAATGATTATAATTGGTCGGGAGACGTAGATAATTATATTTATGCCACAACTGATGGACTGTGGAAACTACCATACGATTTTGATACATATACTTTTGGAATAGATGGCAGTCCGGATGACTTTGTATTTTATAGTGAGGAGTTATGTGAGCCTAAATATACGCCTATAACTTGTACTTATGTTAATCGTTACGGAGGTTGGCAGTACCTTACCTTTTTTAAGGCGTCTAGCAGTTCAATAGAGGTAACTTCTAAAGACTTTAATCTTATGCCGTCGTCTATAGATTATAACGTCTTACAGGGCCAAAAACAAAGATTTAATTTTCAAGGTAAACAGAAAGTAATTTGTAATACCGGATGGGTAGATGAGGACTATTTCGAACTTATCCAGGATCTATTATTGAGCGAGACTGTTTTATTAGGTGGTCAACCTGCTATAGTTAAGAGTCAAACGTCAGACGTGAAAACATATATTAAAGATAAGAACATAAACTATACAATAGAATTTGAATATAACTACGGACTGATTAACGATGTAATATGATAGTATCTTTATATATAAAAACGTTTAAATATCAGGATCTAACCAATGCTAGTGCTATCGTATTTAGAGATAGGGTTATAGCAGACGGAGGAGTCTTTGAGGCTTTTAATTGCTGTGAGGATATTCTAAATGACTTAGGAGGTACAGCAGGATACTTTGATACCTTTAATCGTATTGAGTTATTTAATGACGAGAAAATTAGCGTAACAAGTTCGATCCAAAATATTAACGATATATCGAAAGTATTTACAGATTATTCTCAGACGTTTACTATTCCGGCAAGTGATAACAATAATGAGATATTTAGGCATTGGTATGAAAACAGCTTAGAGGACGGATACGATCAGAATCTAAGATACGATGGATACATAGAGATAGATACTCAGAATTTCAGAAAAGGAAAGTGGCAACTAGAATCTGCTACAATTAGAAATAATAGAGTAGAGGACTATAAAATTACTTTCTATGGTAACCTATTATCGTTAACGGATAAGTTCAAAGAGGACCGTTTAAAAGACGTAGAAACATTAAACGATTATACCTTTAGCTATTCGGGTGCTAGTGTTAAGACTAAAGTAAAAGATACTCTTTTAGATGACGTTATGTTTCCTTTGATTACTTCGGATAGAGTATGGACTAGTACAGGAGTAACTACTAACAATATTCTAAGTCCTGCTGGAGCTGTAATATATACAGACCTATTCCCTGCTTTAAAAGTTTCTAAAGTATTTGAGGCGTTAGAGTCTAAGTATAATATAACTTTTACAGGGAGTTTCTTAAGTGATGAGAGATTTGATAAGGCTTATGTATGGATGAAAAACAACGAGGCAAGGAGTTTAAACTTTGCGTCTATCCCTACCCTTATAACGTATGCTAACAATATGAACGGATGGTTTAATCTTATAGATAATAGGATAAACGTAGTCCGTTTCTTTGATGGTGCCAATTCGAGATATAATGGAGTATTCAATTTAAATATTACTTTCGCTACTTCCAATACTTATACTTTGAGAGTCTATAAGGATAATGATTTATTTACTAGCTTATCTGCTATCGGGACAAACGTTACATTTCAGATTAACCAAAGTATGGGGTTAGGAGTTTATTACTTTGAGATTCAAACAGGAGTAGCTACTACATATACCTATACTTATAATGCTAAATACTATCAGTATAGCTCTAGTGGAGGTACAACTGAATTTACTATCTTATCGGGATCAGCAGGAAGTACAGCATCCTCAAATATAGATTTGACTAATAATGCACCGGATATAAAAGTTACAGATTTCTTTACGGGTATTTTAAAAATGTTTAATCTAACAGCATACTCAGAGGACGGAGTAAACTTTACTTTACAGCAGCTAGAGGATTGGTATTATGAGGGACAGATAAAAGACTTTAGTCAGTATTGCGTTTTTGATAGCTTAGATTTTGAGAGAATCAAACCATATAAGAAAGTTAACTTTGAGTACGAAAAAAGTGAATCGTTTATTAATCGTAATTTTTGGAATACAAATGCTAGAGAGTATGGTAATTTAACATATCAGTTTAATAATGACGGATCTGACTATAACATAAAACTACCTTTTGAGACTTTACAAATGGTAACGGCTCCTTTGAATGTAGGTTATGCTTTAAAGCCAGACTTTGTACCTTATAAGCCAAAGCCTATTATTTTGTATTACTCAGGGAATTTTAATACGAGTATCTATTTAAACGATGGATCTAGTACAGCTAGTCTAGTAACTGCTAATCTATTCTCTAATGATATGCAGGATAGAAACCAAGACTTTGAGAAAAATACTTTAAACTTTGGACTAGAGTATAGTACGGTATATGGAGGTATAATAGATAATACGTTATTCGCTAATTACTATTTAGAGTATTTAAATAACTTGTATTCGATTAAGTCTAGAATGTTAAAAATCAAAATGCGTTTACCATATTCGGAATTATTAAACCTACAGCTAAATGATAGGATAGTAATACGAGATAAGAGATACGTTATTAATCAGTACACTACAGACCTAACTACCTTTGAGAGTGACTTCGAGTTGATACAGGATTTTAGAACTATAGACTACGATAATAGTACAGTAAGAATAACAGACAATACTATTAAGATTATTAGATTTAATACGGTATCAGCAGAGCCTTTAACCTGGAGTATAGAATATGATCCGGACGGAATGATAAAGCAACTAATAGAGGGAGATACATATTTAGACGTAGAACTTATAAATAACGTAGGACCGGAAAGAAACTGCGGAATAAGAAGTAATTTAGGAGATTTAATTATAATTATACAAAATGCTTAAACACATATTGAATGCTCTAGAGTTAGTAGAGTACGGAGAAAACGAGTTGATAGATATAGCTAAGGGAAAATACCGAAAGGCTACAACGTGGAAAGAGTTAAAAAGAGACGTTAAAGAAATTTTAAATAACAGATAATGGCAATTACAAAAACCATAGAGATAGAGGTTAACTCGTCACAGGCTGCTCAAAGTATAGATAATTTAACTACAGCTATTGATCAGAACGATCAGGCGGTTAAGTCTTTAAAACAACAATACAAAGAGGCGGCTTTAGAAGTACAAAAGTTAGCTGATGAGTTTGGTGCTACGTCTAAGGAAGTAACTGAGGCAGCAAAGAGAGCAGCAGAACTAAAAGACAGGATAGAGGATAGTAACGATGCTATTGCAGCCTTTAAAGGAGAGGGAGCGTTTAATGCTACAGCAAAGGCAGTCGGTGCAGTTGCTAGTGGTTTTAGTGCAGTACAGGGAGCTTTAGCTTTAGCCGGTGCTCAGTCGGAAGAGTTTGAGAAAACTATGATAAGACTACAGGGTGCTATGGCTTTGGCTCAAGGGTTACAAGGACTAGAGGACGTAGGTAGATCTTTCGCTCAGTTAAAGACCGTAGCGGTAAATGCTTTAAATGGTATTAAGACAGCTATCGGAGCGACAGGTATTGGATTGCTAGTTATTGCTTTAGGTACAGTAGTAGCTTATTGGGACGATATCAAAGGAGCTGTAAATGGAGTTAGTGCAGAGCAGGAGCAATTAAATGCTAAGGTAGATGCTAACTTAAAAATGGAGCAGGAAAAATTAGATAGTATCGGTAGCCAGGATAACGTTTTAAGATTACAAGGTAAGTCTGAGAAAGATATCCTTAAACTAAAAATGGCTCAGATAGATGCAGTTATAAAAGCTACAGAGGCTCAGATAAAAAAAGACGAAATAACATATAAAGGTCAAATAGCAGCAGCACAAAGAAACAAAGATATATTAAAGGGTACGTTAGATTTCCTTTCTATTCCTTTTCAGGCTGTACTTAAAACTATCGATATGATAGGTACAGCTGTAGGTAAGAATTTCGGACTAGCAGCAGGATTTAATAAGTTATTAGATAAAGGAGCTAGTTTAATCTTTGATCCAGAAGAAGAACAAAGAAAAGCTGATCAGGTAAAAGACATAGCTTTAAAAAGTATAGAAAAACTTAAAAACGATAAGGCAGCGGCTCAGATATCTATTAACAATATGGATAAACAGACTGCAGATAAGAGCAAAGAAATAGCCAATAAGAAAAACCAAGACGAGGCAGATGCTTTACTAAAACAGAGCGAGATACTAAAAGCAGGTAGAGAGGAAAATCTTAAAATGCAAGATCAGTCTTTAAATGATCTAAAAGAATGGGGAGCAAAAAAACTAGCTGAAAACCAAAAGATAAACGATGACCAAATAGCAGCTAATAAAGCAGCGTCAGCAGCTGAGATAGAAATAGAGAAACAAAAGACAGAGGCTAAGTTAGCTTTGTTAAATGCAGTATCTAGCGGACTAAATATGGCAGCTGATGAGTTAGGAGAGAGTACAGCAGCAGGTAAAGCGGCAGCGGTTGCAGCAGCAACTATATCTACCTATACAGCTATTGCCGGTCAGTTGGCAGCATTCTCAGGGAAAGCTATTCCAGGATATGCTATTGCTCAGGCTGTTGTTACAGGAGCGTTTGGTTTATTACAAGTTAAAAAAATCTTATCTGTAAAAACTCCTAAGTCGAAAGGATCGGCAGGTACAGTGCCTAGTGTAGGAGGAGCAGGAGGCGGAGGATCAGCACCGGCAGCAGCACCTCAATTCAATGTAATAGGAAATACCGGAGTTAATCAGTTAGCTCAGACCTTAGTACAACAGCCACCGGTACAGGCTTACGTAGTTGCTAATAACGTTACAACTGCTCAGAGTTTGAATAGAAACATAATTAGAAATGCTAGTATAGGTTAAATTTAAAATAAATACGTTATATAAATATGGATATTATAGAGTTAATTATAGACGAGGATAAGGAATTGTCCGGAGTAGAGGCGATCAGTATAGTAGAGCATCCTGCAATAGAGGAGAACTTTGTAGCTTTATCGCACCAAAAAGAGTATAAGTTTGAGACTATAGATGCTGAAAAGCGTATCTTAGTAGGTCCGTTATTGATTCCGGATAAACAGATTTATAGACGAGATGGTAATAAGGAGTATTACGTTTATTTCTCTAAAGAGACTATTCGTAAAGCTATGGAGTTATATGCTCAGAGAGGATACCAAAATAATGCAACCTATGAACACAGAGAAGACGTTAACGGTTTGACCTTAGTAGAGAGTTGGATACTAGAAAGCAAAGAAAACGATAAGTCTAATTTGTACGGAATGGATCTACCTGTAGGGACGTGGTTAGGAGCTATCAAAGTTAATAACCCTGTTATATGGGAAAACTTTGTTAAGACAGGACAGGTTAAAGGATTCAGTATAGAGGGATACTTTATGGATAAGGTTAATGATAAAGAAGACGTAGAGCAAGAGATAAAAGCCGGACTAGAATTGTTAAAGGTAAAATCTGCTTTATTAAAAACTATAGTACGAAAAAAAAAAGATAATAGACTAAAAACCGGAGAGCGTTTAGAGTTTGAAAGCTATACAGATTATCCGGATGCGGTTAAGAATAATGCTAAGAGAGGTATCGAGTTAAATGAGAAAGCAAACAATAAATGTGCTACTCAAGTTGGTAAGGTTAGAGCTCAGCAATTAGCTAACGGAGAGCCTTTAAGTAGAGAGACTATAAAACGTATGTATTCGTATTTAAGTAGAGCAGAGGAGTTTTATGATGAGAAAGATACTGAGGCGTGTGGTACTATCAGTTACTTACTTTGGGGAGGGTTAGCCGGTAAGAGATGGGCAGAGTCTAAATTAAAAGAATTCGAGAATGAAAAATAGAGAATATATTCCTGGACTAAGTAGTCCAAAAGGAGGAAAGAGAGGCTGTTTGTGTATCGATAGAGATGTATACGATAGAAAGTGCTGTAACGGGGATTTAAGAGAGCAAGGTATCGGACCAATACAAAGACAGGCTACATATATTTTAACAGAGAACAGAGAGAGTATTTTAACAGAAGACTATAACAACCTAACATTATGAGTAAGAGAATAAGCGAATTACCTTTAGCTAGTACGATAACAGGATCAGAAGTGCTACCTATAGTACAAGGAGGAGTAACAAAAAAGATAGCTATTAACACTATATCCGGAGCTAACTTTGGATGGGGTAGATACGACGATACTCAGTACACAGATGCTAGTCCGTATGCTTTCACTAGTGCAGCGTTTACCGTACCAAACAACAGAGGCAACGTAGTAGATAATACAGAGTTTGATTTCTATGCTACTAACAAACTAAGAGCAGAAAACGAAAACGACGTATACGTAATTACAATAGCTTTTAAGGCACAGATAAGCAATTCAAACGGATACTTAGATATATACTTAGAGGGAGGAAACGGGACGCCTTATGATAGAATTAGAGATACTATTACTTTCCCTAAAGGAGCTAACCAAGAGCATAGCTTTGCTAAGACGTTTCAATTCTATGCAGATGAGGACGTAATTACAAATGGGTTAACCGTTAAGATGGATGCGTCTCACTCAGGGAATATACACGATGTAATATATTTTATACAGCGTACTTTGAAATATTAAAAATACAAAATAATTACTAATAACGTTATATTTAAAAATGTTTATATGAAACCAAGCGAATTGTTAAAACAAATTACCACGTTGCTATCAGCAGAGGCTAAAATCGAATTAGCTAAAATGAATACAGCAGACGGAGTAGTTTTAGAGGCAGAGAGCTTTGAGCCAGGTTTACCTGTGTTTGAAGTTTTAGAAGAGGGTAACCAACCGTTACCTAAAGGCGAGTACAAACTAGAGGATGGAAAAACTTTAGTAGTTGTAGAGGACGGAATTATCGAGGCAGTAGTAGAGGCAGAAGAGGAAACAGAGATCGAAGTAGAGGCAGCCGAAGAGGTAGCTGTTGAAGAGGAGATCAAAGTAGAGGAGCCTGCTGAAATTGTTAGCCAAGAGGAGATCGTTAAAGCTGTTATCGATGCTATCGTTCCTATGTTAGAGGAAATGAAAGCACAAATTGAGCAGTTTAAAACAGAGATGGGAGATTACAAACAGACTAAAATGTCTAAGGTAGTACACAACCCAGAGGGAAACCAAAAACAAGAATTTTTAAAAACAACAAAAAGACCATCTAACTCAGCGTTAGAGTCAATTTTTTCTAAAATCAATTAATTATTATGAGCAATTTAAGAAGAGTAGAATTTACTGAGCCTAGCATTACGACTACTTATGCAGGTGAGTTTGCAGGGAAATATATCGCTGCTGGTGTATTAGAGGCACCAACTTTGAAAAAAGAGGGTATTACTATTATGCCTAACGTTAAGTACAAAGCAGTACTTAAAACTTTAACAAATAACATTACTATCGCAAACGCAACTTGTGATTATACAGATACAGCAGACGTAGCTTTAGCTGAGAAAGTATTAACAGTAACTGAGAAACAAGTTAACTTAACTTTATGTAAGACTCCATTTGAGTCAGATTGGGAAGCTGTACAAATGGGTTACTCTGCATTTGATAACCTACCTGCTACGTTTTCAGATTTCTTTATCGCTAATATGTTAGAGAAAGTAGCATCTGCTACTGAGACTGCTGTATGGAATAGCTTAGTATCTCAAGCTGTAGCTGATGGTGCAGACGATTCTTTAACTGTAGTTGTAACTGCTGCTAACGTTATCGATACTTTAGGAGATGCTGTAGATTTGTTACCTAACAACGTATACGGTAAAGAAGACTTAACTATCTATATGGGATTTGAAACTTTCAAAGCATACGTTAGAGCTTTAGGTGGATTTGCAAGTGGTATTGGTGCTAATGGTATCAACGGTATGGGTACAATGTGGTACGATGGTATCCAAGCTGTTACTTTCGACGGTATCAAAATCTTCGTTTCTGGAGAGTTAGGAGACAAAATCGTTATCGCTAGAAAATCTAACTTATTCTTTGGAATCGGTTTACTTGATAACCTAAATGAGGTACGAGTTTTGGATATGTCTTCTTTGGACGGCAGCAAAAATGTACGTTTCGTAATGAGATGGTCTCAAGGTACTCAAGTAGGTTTTGGTAACGAGATTGTTATCGTAAACGCATAATTTAAAGGGGTGGGAAACTGCCCCAATATTAACTTTTAAAAATATATAACTATGCAATGTGGAATTTCAACAGGTAGATTATTGGCGTGTAAAGACAACGTCGGAGGTATTAAAAATGTATACTTCGCTGACTATGGTACTTTAGGAGCTTTGACTATCGTAGACGGAGAGATTACAGCTATTGCAGGAACTCCTGAAATATTTAAGTACGAAGTAAGAGGATCTAACAATTTAGAGGTAACTGTAACTCAGTCTGCTGATAATGGAACTACTTTCTACGAACAAGCCTTAAATGTTACTTTACAGAAGTTAGATAATGATACTACGGTAGCGTTACATAATCTTATTATCGGACGTCCTCACGCATTTGTAGAGGATAACAACGGTAAGTTTTACTCAGTAGGAGTGACTAGAGGATGTGATACTACAGGAGGATCTTTCGCAACCGGAACTGCATTTGGTGACCTATCAGGGTACACCTTAGCGTTAACAGCGTCTGAGCCTTTCTATCCGTATTTAGTAGCTGGTTCAGTTATTAGTGCTAATTTGGAGAACGTAAATATCAATCCTGCATAATCGGATCTTTATAATCTAATTAAAGGGTGGCGTAATTGCTGCCCTTTTTTTATATAGCAAAAAAAATAATTTAACGTTATATAAATATGATAGTATTAAGAGAAACAACAGAAGAGCAGACTTTCGTATGCATACCTAGAGCATATGAGGAAGAGGTTACTTTAAAACTTTACGATCAGACTAGAAACACTACAGCCGAAATAGAGCCTGTTATAGAGCTTTCTGGAGACTATTACTATGTGAGTGGAGTATTTAGTTTAAAGCAGAATAATTGGTACGTTATATCGCTTATTTACGGAGAGACTGAAATATTTAAAGATACCGTATTTTGTACTAACCAAGAGGTAGAGAATTATAGCATTAATGCAGGGGTTTATACAGCTGAGCCGGATGCAGATAATACATATATTGTAATATGAAAAAAGAGAATTTAAGATTTGTACAGATGAGTAATTATACCTCGCCTGTAGTTAAAGAGATTAGAGGTAAGGATTGGGTAGAATACGGAGAGGATAATAATTATTTTCAGTATCTAATTGATCGTTATAATGGTAGTCCTACAAACAACGCCTGTATAAATGGTATTAGCCAAATGATCTACGGTAGAGGGTTAGAGGTTATTAATAAGGGAGACTTAAACGATTATGCTAAATTCCTAACTTTAATAAAACAGGATTGCGTACAAAAGTTAATTAATGATTTCTATTTGTTAGGACAGGGAGCGTTACAGATTATTTATAATATAGACCATACAGAGATCCTAGAGGTAGAGCATTTTCCGGTACAGACTTTGAGAAGTGGGAAAGCAAACGAAGAGGGAGAGGTAGATTTCTACTATTATTTCTATGATTGGTCACAGATTAAAAGATCGGACAAGCCAGAGCCTATACCTGCTTTTGGTACTAGCACAAATGGAAACGAGATACTTTATATAAAACCTTATAAGTCAGGCTTTTACTACTATTCGCCTCCGGCTTATCAGGGAGGAGTACAATATGCAGAGTTAGAGGAAGAGATTTCTAACTACCATTTGAATAATATCTTAAACGGATTGGCTCCTAGTATGTTAATCAACTTTAACAATGGAGTACCGGATGAGGATATGCAGCAAACTATAGAAGACGATATCAAACGTAAATATCAGGGGACTACTAATGCAGGTAGATTCATTTTAGCGTTTAATGATAAAGCGGATCAGGCTGCTACGTTAGAGGCTGTTCAATTATCTGATGCACATAATCAGTATCAGTTTTTAAGTGACGAGTCGGTAAGAAAAATTATGTTATCTCACAGAGTAGTTAGTCCTATGCTTTTAGGTATTAAGGACCAAACAGGGTTAGGTAATAATGCAGATGAGTTGAAGACAGCTAGTATCTTAATGGATAATATCGTTATACGTCCATTTCAGGATATGATTATCGATGCTATAGAGAAAGTACTACATTTTAATAAAATGAACTTAGAGCTATACTTCAAAACGTTACAGCCTTTAGAGTTTACAAATGCGTTACCAGGAGAAGAGGTTACAGGTACAGATGCTGTTATCGGAGCTTTAAATACTATGAGTCCGTTAGTTGCTACTAAAGTACTAGACTCTATGACTCCTAACGAGATTAGATCTTTGATTCAGTTACCTCCTAAAGAAGAGGGTACAGAAATAGACGTAGCTGCTTTTACGGAGTTAAGTTCAAACGAGGATTTGGTTAATGAGGTTATGGCTCAGTTACAAGGAGAAGAGATCGGGGATGAGTGGGAATTAATTGCTAGTATACCGGCAGGAGAAGAGGAGCATTATTTTAATAACTTGTTTAAGTTTGCAGCTCAGATACAACCTACAGGCTCAGAGAGTTGGCAGGATAATGATTTATGGAAAATCAGATATTCGTATGCAGGGAATCCTAGTCCGGAGAGAGAGTTTTGTAAATTGATGTTAGGTAATAACTTATATTACAGATATGAGGACCTAGATAGAGATTTAACAGTTAACCCTGGATTCGGTCCTAGAGGTGCAGCAGATTACAATATTTGGCTATACAAAGGAGGAGCTAACTGCAAACACTATTGGATGAGAAATATTTTCTTAAGAAAGGACAACGGAAAAATAAGCGTTAACCAAGCTATTAAAATGATTAACGATATGGATCCAAAAGACAGAGCAAAGTATAGATTACCTATTAACGATCCGAAAGTGGCTAAGATCCCTTATGATATGCCAAATAACGGATATTTAAACCCTAGATAAAAGATGGTATTATTTGTAACACCTGAGGATATAAAAAGAAATACTATTATAAATGGTAACCTCGACGTAAACGAGTTCGTACAATTCATTAAAATAGCTCAGCAGATCCATATACAAAATTATATCGGTACTAAGTTGTATGAGAAGTATACGGAGATAATAGCTAACGGAGATATAGAGGAGCCGGAGTATGCTAGTTATAAAGAATTATTAACGGAGTATATACAGCCTATGCTAATTAACTACTCTATGGTAGACTATGTACCATTTGCAGGAGTAACTATTAAAAACGGAGGTATCTTTAAGCATAGATCTGAGACAGCAGATATACCTAGTTCGGATGAGGTAGATGCTTTAACTCAAAAATATAGAACGTTTGCAGAGTTTTACTCTAGACGATTTATTGATTATATGGGGATTTATGCTAGTCAGAACTTTCCGGAGTATTATTTAAATGCTAATGCGGATATGTTCCCAGATACGACAGCTAATTTTGTTGGATGGAAACTATAGAATATGGAATACAAAGTTAAAAGAGAGAATTTAGTTAAATTAGAAAAATACTTAAAGAGCAAAAATGAACACAATAGGATGGGGTCAAGCTGTAAACAACACGATAGGGTGGGGACAGGGAGCGGTAAACAATACGATAAGTTGGGGTAGTATCTATATAGATTCTTATTCCGGAGAGACTGAGCTTTTAGGAGATGAGGCTAAGGATGCTTTAGATTTCAGAGCTAGAGTAATTGCAGATGGTGGAGTTTTTGAGGCTTTAGGATGTTTAATAGAAACGATTAATTTTTAAGATATGAGTTTATTTGATAGTGCGTCAATAGTCATTACGCCAAACGGAGTAAAAGAGGGAAAACTATATAGCATAAAACCAAGCGACGGAAGTGGCGATTTATCTGTTACAAGAGCAACAACTGCAACAAGGGTTAATTCTGCGGGATTGGTTGAAGTAGTGCCTTATAACCTTGTTGAATATAGTGAAGCATTCGATAATGCGTATTGGTCAACAGATAGTGCTTCAATTACTGCAAACACTACAAAAGCACCAAATGGAACTTTGACTGCAGATACATTCACTCGAAATTTATTGACTGGATATGTATATAAAGGCGGATTCACTTTACCCGTAGGTCAATTTACACAAAGTGTTTATGCGAAAGCTAACGCAACTTCTTCTATTAGATTAGAATTAGTGACTGGCTCATTTGGTAGAGGGGCTGCTTGTATATTTGACTTATCAAACGGAACTGCTGGCACAATAACAATTTATGGTGGTGTTAGTGGATTTACTGCGACTATTACAAATGAGGGCGATGGTTGGTATAGATGTTCAATAAGCGGAACAATAAATATATCTGACTCTTATTTTTATGAATTATCAATCACTACTGGTTCAGTTTACATTTGGGGCGCACAACTAAACGAGGGTACGCTCAAAGACTACCAAAAAACAACAACAAGATTAAACATTCCAAGATTAGACTATACAAACGGAAGTTGTCCGAGTATATTAGTTGAGCCACAGAGAACGAATGTATTAACTTATAGTCAAGATTTTACTAATTCTGCGTGGGCAAAAAGCGATGTGACGATTACTGCTAATTCTATAATTTCACCAAGTGGAATATTAAATGGTAGTAAGATTATACCAAATTCAAATAATACATTTCACGCTTTTTATGAATCAGTACCAACGGGAGTTTATTCGTTTTCTATTTATGCAAAAGCGGGTGGTGAAACTACATTTTCAATGTGGGTTAATGACTTTTCAAAAAGAGCAATATTTGATTTAAGTTCGGGTACTATAACGTCTTCAAATGTAACTAATTCTACGATTACTAATGTGGGTAATGGTTGGTATAGATGCACCGTTTATGATACTACTTCAACAAGTTTTGTTGCGGTATATGGTAGAAATGGTGGTAATTTTGTAGGCAATGGCGTTGACGGTATTTATTTTTGGGGTGGACAAGTTGAGGCGGGTGCTTATCCTACTTCATACATTCCTACAACTTCAGCGAGTGTAACAAGAAACGCAGATGTTATTTCTAAAACAGGAATAAGTAGTTTAATAGGAGTAAATCAAGGTTCTATTTATTTAAATTTTGATGCAATTGGAATAAATGGTGGTGGTGGTAATTATTTATTTGATTTGTCAGACAATATAAATTTTGATAGTAACAGAATTGCGGTTTATTGGAGTAGCGATAATAACTTGGTATTGTTCTATGGTTATGGTGGAACATATTCATCGCAATCACACAGCGTTAATTTTGCAACAACTAAAAAAATTGCTGTTCGTTGGACTTCAACTCAAATACAAATAATTATAAATGGTGTTGCTAAAACTGCGGTTACATACGGAAATAGTTCTCCGACAAAATTAGATTTAGGACATCGTTTTTCAAATAATGAAATGTTAGGTGTAAAAATTAAAGAATGTGTTTTATTTAATACTACAATAAGCACTGCTCAACTTGAACAATTAACAACTATCTAATGGAAATATATAAATTACAATACAAAGACAAAGAAACTGCAATAGCTGATTTAATCGCTAAAGGAGTTTACAAAGAAGTAGAAAACCTTGACAAAGAAATTACTTTAGCTTATGGCGATGGTATTCAGGCAGTAGTTGAAATAGGTTTAATCGTAGAAGTTGAGGGAACTTATGATTCAGATTTCAACGTAATTACAGAGCCGATATATTACGATGGTTATTTTTACGATGTAATGAGTGAGCAAAAGATAGATTTTGAAAACGAGATATTCCCTGTAAATTGTATTCACGCTTTTGCAGGTTATAATACTAATGCAGACGGACCTGTTAATTTCTTATTTAATGAAGACCTTTCTTAATTATATCATAACAGGATTTATATTATTTTTAGCTCCTATCCAGGGGTTATTAATAGCAGTAGGTATAGGTATAGCATTAGACACGTTTACAGGCGTTTTTAAGAGCATAAAATTAAACGGGTTGAAGTCTATCCGTAGTCGTAAATTATCTAACGTTATATCTAAAATGTTGCTGTATCAGGTTACGTTGATCTTATTGTATATAATCGATAAGTATTTATTAAACGAGTTGATCCATCCGCATTTCAATATACAATTTATGTTTACTAAGTTAGCTGCTATATTACTTTTGTTTATAGAGTTAACGAGTATAAAAGAAAACATAGAGGAGGCTATGAACGTGGACCTATGGAAAATGATTAAAAACCTACTTAAAAGAGCCAAGGAATTAAAATCTGATATAAATGAAGTTAAGCAATAATTTTACGTTAGCAGAGTTGTGCAATAGTGCAGCAGCTAAGAGATTCGGAATAGACAATACTCCAGGAAAGGAAGAGATAAAAAACTTAGAGCTTATAGCTAAGAATATCTTACAGCCAATAAGAGATCATTTCGATGCACCTATACACGTTATATCTGGTTATAGATCTGCAGGTTTGAATAAGAAAGTAGGAGGAGCTAAAACTTCTCAGCACTTAACCGGTAATGCTGTAGATATAGACAACGATAACACAGAGATAAGTAATTTAGAGATATTTAATTTCATTAAGGATAACTTAGTTTTTGATCAGCTAATCGCAGAGTTTCCTAAAAAAGGACGTATCGAATGGGTACACGTTTCCTTAGCTAAGAAAAATAGAAAGCAGGTCTTAGTAGCTAAAAAAGAATCCGGTATAACTGTTTATAGACCATATAAAACAGAGAAAGATTTTGAGTAAATATTTAAATATGATTTACAGACTCGTTATATTAAGTATCCTACTAAGTAGTTGTGGATCTAGAAAGGTAGAGTTAAATAAGTCGGATCTAGAGACTAAAACAGAAACCAAAATAGAGATAGTAGACAGTTCAAACGTAGAAGTTAAATTCGATATAGAGAGAAATACTTTCACTATAGAGGCAAAGGATAATCTAAAACCTTTCACATATGCCGGTAAAACTTATTTTAATGCGGTTTTAAGGCAAGATAATATAAAAGATAAGAGTTTATATAGAAAGGAAAATAAAATCGCTTACAAAGAAGATAATAAAGTACAGACTAGATATATAACTAAAACTAAATATATAACTAGAAAAGATAATAGCTATATGTATTTTATAATACTAATTATAATTAGCTATATAATATATAAATTATATCTTAGATATAAATATATAATATAAATATATATAATTAGCTATAATATATAATTAATAATATATATATATATAATACTAACTATAGTTTTCTAACTATATACTAACTATATACAAAAAAAAGTATATTATTTTTTTGGGTTTTAATCTAAATTTATTATATTTGTAGAGAAATAATTATCTGTGCAAAAATAATTTTTATCCGACCGAAGTAGTTACTATAATTGCTTCGGTTATTTTTTAAACTTATATTACAGAATATGAAAAAAACGAAAAGAAGTACTTTAGTAAGTAAACTAGATTCGGTATTTAGCCAATACGTTAGATTACGATATGCTAAAAACGAGATCGCAGAATGTTATACCTGCGGAAAAACAGATAACTATAAGAAACTACAAGCCGGTCATTTTGCGTCCAGGAGACACTACTCTACTAGATGGGATGAGTATAACGTACAAGTTCAATGCTACGGTTGTAATATCGGTATGCAAGGTATGCAGTATGAGTTTGGTAATAGACTTAATATGCAATACGGAGATGGATTTGCTGAGGACTTATTGATAAAATCTAAGCAAATGGTAAAGCTATCGGATGCAGATTTAGAAATAATGATAGAAACGTATAAAAATAAACTTATAGATTTGGATATTAAATAAAAAATAAACGTTTAGATTTTGTTTTTAAATATATTTAACTATCTTTGTGTAAGTTCTTTCATATCTAGTAATAGATGTTTTCTTTAGTTTTAGAGGGGTTGTCGAAAGGCAGCCCTTTTTTTATATATAATTTTGTAAAAAAGTTTACATTTTATTTTTTTATTAAAAATATGTTTATATATTTGTACCATATAATTAAAACAATGGAAACAAGAAACGAACATTTAGAGTATTTGCTATTTAGAATAGAGGCTCTACAGAACGAAGTCGAAAGACTAAAGCTAGAAAACTTAAAGCTCGTACAGAAGTATGAATTTAAAGCTACATTAAACGAAGTATTAACAGAGAAATTTAATCAATTAAACTATGGAAACTAGTATTGTAAAAAACGTCGCACAGGTCGGCGAATGGAATGGAATGAACAAACAGAAAGTAACTTTAGCAAACGGAAAGGAATTAACCTTTTTATCTAAAGGAGATTTTAAAGCAGCGATAGGAGATAATATCAACTACGAAATTACTAACGCACAATACTCTACAGCTAAGTTGTTAGGTAAAGCTGATGTACCAGGACAGAAACCGGCAGGTAATTCGGATGTACAGCTTTCGATTATGAGACAAACCTGTATTAAAGCGTCTGCTGAGTTTAATGCTCAGAGATCAGTAGGTATTGAGGATGTAATTAGTGATGCAGAGATAATGTTAAATTGGATAATTAGTTAGTATGGAAACAGTATTTATAAAAGGTCTAGTACCTAAGAAGTCGAAATTTGATTTTATCGTAACTAACTTACATTTTAATGTTAAGGAATTTAGCGAATTTTTAATTGAGCATAGAGACTATATCGAGTCTAATAACGGATGGTTAACAGTTGATGTTATGAAGTCTAAGAAAGATCAGGATAAGATTTATGCTAAGTTTACTAAGATGGAGAGAAGAGCAGAAGTATCTAGCTCTAACCATATGCCAGATAGAGAAGTAGTTAAACAAGAGGAAAGCGATTTGCCATTTTAATATAACAGGGTAGCCGAAAGGTTGCCCTATATTTTTACACTAAAGAAAGAATGATAGTAGATATAGAGAAAGAACTAGAGACTCTAAAACAGATCCGAAAGGGGAATATTAGAGAGGGTTTAAAATTAGATATACCGGAGATAGATGAGTATTTTAGATTTAAGCCTACAAATATAAATGTTATTTTAGGACACGCCAACGTAGGTAAGACTAGCTTAATACTTTATTTAATGTTATGTTACTCTAAAAAGTATGATCTTAAATGGTTAGTTTATACTTCAGAGAATGAAACATACGGAACGATAAGAAAGCTAGTAGAGTATTTAACAGAGCAGCCTATACAGCATATCGATGAGTTTGAGTTTAATGCACAGGTCGGATGGATCAATGACCATTTTAAATTCATAAGCATAGATAGAACGTATAGCTATAGAGAGCTGTTAGATTTATGTAAAGCAGTTAGGGACCAATGGGAGTTTGACGGAATACTTTTAGATCCTTATAACTCGATAGCTAAAGATGGTAAGTTACTAAAGGAGATAGGAGGTAATACTCACGATTACGACTATTTTGCTATGAGCGAGATGCGTATCTTTTGCAAGGCTAATAAGATTACGATGTGGATATGTGCTCACCCGAGTACAGAGGCTACTAGAAAGGTGCATAGAGACGGTCACTATTATGCCGGACACCCAACGCCTCCGAGTAGTTCGGATATTGAGGGAGGAGGAAAGTATGTAAACCGATGCGATGACTTTATCGTAATACATAGATATATATTCCATCCGACTGATTATATGAAGTCGCATATGTATTTAAGAAAAGTAAAGGAGATCGAGACCGGAGGAAGACCTAACAGTATAGATAACCCAATAGAGTTAAGTAGCTTAAAAAATAATGTAGGTTACGGTATTGGAGGAGTAAGTTTATTGAAAATGATAGAACAAACAAATAGTCCGTTTTAAAATGACAGAACAAGAAAAAAAAGAACATTATACGCATAAGTTAGTAACTAGCGTAATGACAGCTCAGATATTGCAGAATCAATTACACGAGCTAGTAGTAGGAAAGATATTCCAACAGAAAGATAAGCAGCACATAAAGAATGCTATTAAGGTCCTGGAGAGTATCGAGGTTAAATATTATGATAAATTCTATGATAAAAAAGAAGAGGAGACTAGTGAGGTATACGATTTTTACGAGAAGTTTATTCAAACGATTTCTAATGTACCTATTTACGATGCGTCTGTCGTAATGATGTTATATAAATTATACAAGGATACGCCTAAAAAACTACAGGATCTTATTAACGATAACTATGAGAGCGAATATCTTAAGAAGTTACAGGAGTAAGTATAAGACTATCGAATACAATAACACGTATTGGATGGCTTACAGGTCGATATTTGGATATTACATTATAGATCACTATATTAGCACCGATAAGAAAGCAGCTAATAGTTATTATAGAAAGTTTATTTTAGAGAAATTAGCTAAGAAATATTATAAGTTTTACATATGAATGTATATTTTAATTTAGTAAATGGGTTTGCGTTTGGAGTTATAGTCTATCAAACCTCTATGGAGTACGATGTAGATCCGGAGGATAACGTTACAGAGATAGATATTATCTTTGGGTTTGTTAGTATAAAGATTATATGTTAGCAAAAATAGCAGAATATCATAACACCTGGATAAGCTACCTAAGATCGTTAGGCTGTGCTGAGTACAACTGTGAGGATTTGGTACAGGATATGTATCTAAAAGTTTATGACTATCTGCAAAAGTATGATAGGAATTTGATGTATAACAAAGACGAGATTAACCATTACTTTTTTTACATTACATTACAGAACTTATATTACGATAGCCTTAGAAAAAAGAAAGTAACCTTTGAGGAGTTAGACGATATCGAGTTAATAGACGAGGAGTACTATGAGCAGGATATTACTAAGGAGGTCGATGCTATTCTAAGATGGTATAATAGCTCAGGGGATAACGTTAGCGAGAATGAATACTACAGAAAGATATTTGAGGAGGTCTTTATAGAAAAAAAATCTGTGTCGGAGCTGAGTAGAGAAAGCAAAATAACGTATTGGAGTTTAAGAAACGCAGTAAAAATTATTAGAAAACAAATACAGGATTTAATATGACACTAAAAGAAAAATTTATAAAATGTAGAAATAAACTAAATCAATATTATGTATTGCCAATTACTGATGATGCAGAACAATTAGAACAAATAGCAGACGAATACGCTATTGAGTTTGCAGAATGGTCTGTAGCAAGAGCTATGGGATTAGATTCTTTTAAGTTAAACAATGGAGAATTAGAAACATTCAAAAAAGAAAAAGGATTATGAGTAAGATAACACCTATTCACTATCAAACAGATTCCAGGATCGATGTGATAGACTTCTGCAAAATGTACGAAATGAACTTCAATAGAGGGAATATAGTAAAGTACTTAGCTAGAGCAGGAAAGAAAGACAACGAGCTAGACGATTTAAGAAAGGCTTTAAACTATCTAACAAGAGAGATAGAGTACTTTGAGAAACAACAGGAGGAATGGATCAATAACAATAAATAACTATGCCAATACCAACACCACAACAAACAGAAACACAAAAAGAATTTATACAGCGATGTATGAGTGACGAAGTAATGATCAGAGAGTATCCGGATAAGGACCAGAGGTACTCTATATGTTTAACTCAATTCGATAAAAAATGAAAGAGGTAGTAGATTTATTTTATTTAAAGAAAGTTAGAAGAGATTACGCAGACGAGCCTTATTTGCAATGTATCTATCATAATGGAGTAGATACTAAGGTTATAGCTGTAAGATACGGAGAGGAAATTAGAACTATTATATATGAGACTAGGAGATAAGGTAGAGCTGATTTTAAAGCTCACAGGGGTACATTATTTAGTTAAGTGGATGAGTAAGTTATTCGAGGTAGATTGTGGCTGTGATGGACGAAAACAGCGTTTAAATAACATATCTAGAAATGGAAAGAAATGACTACTTAGCCTGGTACGATTTTATAAATAAGAAAGGCAATACGATAGACCATAGCGAGTATATGCTAGTGATGGAATTACACGCAAAGTATTTTAATCATAAGCTAAAAAAGCTATGTAAGTGCAAGGGATCAGCAGTACAGAAATATATAGACGATATAAACGAGGTATTTGAGAAAAGCCCAAAGCCAAAAATTAGATGATACAAAAAATAAAAGATTGGGAGTTAGCTACTATTAGAATATTAAATTTAGATGGATGGGAGTTAGAGCCGAGTAAGGAGTTTGATTGCTACGATGCGATAGGAAAGACACCTAAGGGAGTAAATTGCGTAATAGAAATGAAATTCAGGAACGACTACTACGAAACTAAGATGCTAGAAGTGGATAAGTATAATCGATTAATGGCTATTCCGGATTGTGTAAAAATCTATTTTGTAAACGATGCTAAGGGCAATTATATGTATTGGCTAGATAGCTTAGAGATGCCTGAGCCTAGTTGGATAAAAGCTCCTAAGACTACGATGTGGAATAACAAAAACGTAAGCAAAAACGTTTATATGCTGCACGAAAATAAAGCAACTATAATTAATAGGTATTAACGTACCTATTTTTTTTTGATATTTTTTTATATTTTATTTGGTTATTAAAAATGTTTTAGTATCTTTGTACCTGTATAACAATTAAAACAAAGAAAAATGAGAACATTATTTGCAGTATTATCGGCTAGTATCGTAATGAGTACGGATAACTTATTTGTCGGTATAGGGTTTGGATCAGTAGTAGTTTATTTTTTATTTAAAGAGGTAAGAAATGCTAACTAAGGATACGTGGTATTACGTCCTAAATGAGATCAGGGAGTTTGCCAAAACAGACAAAGAGTTAACTCACATTAATCTAGAGATTAAGATTAGAAAGAGTTACTATAACCACAAAAAAATAAGTACAGTAAAACTAAATTTAACTACAGATGACTAAGACAGCAGTAGAATTTATAGAGGACTATTTAAAATTTAAAGGAATTATAATAGATGACAAAACAATTCCTCAGGTTTTAGTTGGTGTAATTAACCAAGCCAAAGAAATGGAAAGACAACAGATAATTGAAAGCTATTGTCAAGGGTGTTTTGATATATCATTAAATAAAAATATATTCCCAAGAGAAACAAGCGAACAATACTATAAAGAAACATTTAAAAAATAAAACTATGATTAGAACACTAGACGGGAAAGAATGGGATAAGCAGGAGTTACTCGATAATATGTATGAGGATGACTTCTATTATGGATATTTAGGAAAGAATGCTTTTAGTAGCTCAGCTTTAAAGTTATTATTAGATAGTCCTAAGACGTATAAATTTGTAACTCAATATGGAAACTCAGAGAGTCAGGCGTTAAGAGATGGAAAACTATTTCATACTTTGATCCTGGAGCCGAATAAATTAGAGGAGATACATTTTGTTGACGTAGATAGTAAGAATACAAAGACGTATAAAGATGCTGTTAAGGAGCATAAAATAGTATTCACTAAGAAAGAGCTAAGAGATGCTGAGAGATTAGCAGATGCGATCTATAAGAATGAAGACGCAAGGAGTTTATTAGTAAAATCTGAGTTTGAGATACCGGAGGTAGGTATGTTATATGGGTATCCTTTCAGAGCTAAGGCTGATATATTAAAGCCAGGAGCGATAATAGATTTAAAAACAACTACAGACGTAAATAACTTTAACCTATCGGCTAAGAAGTATAGATATGCTTTACAGGTTTTTATCTACTGTCAGCTATTTAATATCGAGTATAAAGACTTTACTTTCCTTTGCGTAGATAAGTCTAATTTAGATTTAGGTATATTCCAATGCTCACAGGATTTTTACTTTCAGGGAGAGGAGATGCTAGAGAGATCTTTAAGTATATATAAGACTTACTTTGAAACAGAGGGAACGGATTTAAACGATTATATAATACGAGGTACACTATGAATATAAACAATAACAAAGGAGAGTCTTTATGGGAGAACTTAGGACTAGACTCTAAGTTTATGGATGACCTAGACGATAAGTTTAATGAGGCTGTTTTTAGAGCTATGCAGGTAGAATATAAGACAGAGATAGTAGAGCATATCCTGGAGAAGTTTAGCTATAACGAGTTAGTAATTATAGCTGCTAAATATGTAGACGAGGTTTGTATTAAATATTTGAGAAATGAAACTATTTAA